CGGGCTTCTTCGATGGTGAATGTCCGCCCTTCGAGTGCTTGACACGTCGAGCAGACGCGGTCGTCGCCCGCGGTTTGCCACTCCGCTTTGACCGTGACGCCGTCGATCTGGTCGCTGTAGCGTTCGTAACGGGTCAGCGCCCCCTCAGCGTGTGCGTCGATGACGGAGGTGCGTGCCAGCGTCGTCGCTCGCGTCTTGCCGATCGCGTCGATCCGGTCGGTCAGATCGCGGGCGATCGTCGTCGGGTTCTCGCCGCGGGCGAGCCCCGTCGCCAGCACGCGGTTCGACTGCTTCGACACCTCCGCCGTGATCCCTTCAAGGTCGCTGTAGTCCGACGTATAGAGTCGTTGCAGCGTGTCGCGGTGGACGGGCAGGGCGAAACTCGACTCGATGCCCTCGATGGGTACGTCGACGCCGGCCGCCCGGAGTCGTGCGCCGGCATCGCGAACGCCCTTGTCGTAGGCGGCGCGAACGAACTGATTGTCGTTGCGGTCGATGATCGACAGGACATCCTGGCGCTGCTGGCGCTTGAGCCACGCGTCGAACGTCTCGATCTGCTTGTCCTCGCGGCGCGGGAACCGGCCGGGGGTGAGCGGGTCGGCCAGCCCGTCGGCGCGCAGGCCGAAGACATCATTGTCGACGACGCTCTCCCGAACGGCGGCACTAATGCGCCCGAACGCGCCCCGCAGTCGCCGGGCGTAGCGCCGGCGGGTCGTCGTGGTGCCCGTTGGGTCCGTCTTGGCTTGCGCCAGCGCGTCGGTTGCAGACATTAGTGATCCTCGGGGGGTAGACCACATCGGCTACATACCTGGCCCTCTGCCATCGCTGGCGAACTAACGTCAACAGAAGACACCGTTTCGGCCTCGCACCGGCACCGTGCACAGAGTGGCATCACCCATCACCGCCGAACGCCGCGTCGAACTGCGCCTCGACGTTTGCGTCGTCTTCGTCGAGCGGTTGCTCGGTATCGGGTTGGGCGTCCTCGGGGAGTTGGGCGATGAGTTCGCGTAGGGTGTCGTCCTCGACGAGCGTGCCGGGGCCTTGTGTCGGCCCGGCCAGCAGGTCCAGCGCCTCGGCGTAGGTTTTGAGCCGGTCGACCTCGTCTTGGTCGAGCGACAGCACCGGCGAGTCGTCCTCTTCGGGTTCGAGGACGAGCTCGACACCGCTGGGGTCCAAGTCGGGGTGGCGCTCAGCGACCAACCGCATCGCCTGCGTCCAGTCCCGGGCTTGGGCCTGTCGCTCCTCGCGGATGAGGTCGGTGTAGGACTCGCCTTGCTCGCCAGTGACGTGCTGGGTGATATCCTCGCCGTGTGCCGTCGCGTACTTCGGCGCGGGCAGCGGCCCGAGGATGTCGTCGACGTAGTGTTGGAGGGTATCGCCGAGGTCGGGGACCTCGCCCTCGAACTTGTTCAAGTCGATCGACCCGTCGTGGCCGAGGATCTCGCCGGGCGCGAGGTCATCCACCTCGGTGAGCCACTCGTCCTGGTCGCTTTCGTCCCACTCTTGCAGGATGACCTCGTTGCCGGCTTCGGTCACTTCGGTGTTGAACTCTGCCTCCCAGATGCCCCACGCCTTCGTCTTGATGGCGCGGGCCCGGTCGCGCTTGATTTCTTTGTACTCCTCAACATCCTCGGCGACCGCTTCCATGACCGACGTTCCGAACACGCCCTCCTCGTCGGCAGTGGTGCCACCGATGTCGGGGTCCAGCGTTTGCTTGAGAACGTCGTTCTGCGAGAGCGGGACGGTTTCCTTGGTGTCGAAGCCGCCGATGCGCCGGCCGAGGATGGACTGGTCGTCGAACTGGACGTAGGCGGCGGCTTCGTCGCGCCGCGTCGTCTCGACGTCCGCCTCGGTGTCCTCGGGGTCGACGAGCACGTTCTGGTTCTCGTAGGTGCGGGCCGACACGGTCTCCGGGCGGATCTGCTTGAAGCCCGCGATCGGCGACGCGATGTCGTCGGGGTCGTCCTTGAGGTACTCGACGAGGGTGGTGCCGCGCGTCCACTTCTGGATGACCGACGACTGCAGCAGTGGGTAGAACGGCTGATGTTTCTCGCCGGCGATGACGGCGCAGTTCTTGAGGAAGCCGCCGGCCGGAGCACCGTCGGGCGCGTCGTCGCCGCCCATGAAGTACGCTTGCGTCGGGTCGTCGTCGGCCTGGACACGCGCCCCGGGCTCGGTGACATCGCGGACGAACTGGTTGATGTTCGCTCGGACGATGCCGGTCGTGCGATAGAGGTCGTGGTACTCGTCGATGTCTTCCGGCGGGTCAAGATCCTCGATGCCGGTGCCCGCAGTTTGGAGCTGACTCGACCGCGAGACCGTCTCGACGGTTTGGGACAGCCGGTCTTGCAGTGCCGCGATCGTCGTGCGAAAACGGGAGCGCTGTGACATGTGTTATCGAAAGGTCCCCTTCGTTGGCGACGTGCCCGACCGCCGCCGGACGGTGGTCGTCGTCTCGTGTGAGAACAGCGCGTACCGCAGTGCGTCCATCGCGTGGTCGTTCTGCTTCACGGGCTTGTCCTGATCATCGTCGTCTTGCCACTGGTACTGCGAGAACTCGTTGCGCGTGTTCTGACAGGTCGCAACGACGGCAAGGTCGTCGCCCTGCGCGGCGACGTGCTGGATGCCCGGCAGGACGTCTTTCTCGGCGGCGCGGGCGTCGAGCCCGGCACGCTGGAACGCCTCGATACTCGCCGGCTCGGCGGCGTCGCAGTAGAGCGTCCCGGCACCCCACTGCTCCTGGAGGGCCGTCGCGTGGGTAGCGAGATCGTCGACCGTGCAGTGGCGCTCGTAGAACTCGTCGACGACCATCCACCGGTCGCCCTCGCGGACGATCGCCAGGATGACGCTCGGCGAGTTGTACCCCCAGTCGACACCGTAGATGGTTTCGGCGTACGTCTCGGGGGGTTCGTCGACAACGTTGTCGCCGTCGAACCACGGGTAGACCAGCCCCTCGGCCTGCCGGAACGCCCCGAGGACCTCCTGCTCGTAGAAGACGCCCTCGTACTCCTCAACGACATCGTCCGTGTACTCGTCGGGGAGATGCGGGTTTTCGTGCGTCGGCACGCCCGTGATGGCAGTGACGTCGTCGAGGCGCTTGTCCTCGTCGACGAAGGACTCGTACACCCAGTTGTAGCCCTTCGGTGTCGTCGTGACGAAGGCGTTCAGGTAGTCGCCGTCGCGAAGGCGACCGACCATGACGTCCCAGGCGGCCGTGTCGATGGTCGCCGCCTCGTCCATCCAGAACCACGCGATCGACGGGCCGCGCAGGCGCTCGATCTTGCGGTCGTTGTCGGCACTTTCGAGGATGACACGCGACCCGTTCGGGAACTCCAGGCGTTTTTCGCTACGGTTGAACTCGCAGCGGTCGATGATGCCCCACTTCTCCAGTTCGGGGATGATGACGTTCCGCAGCGACGGGACCGTCGGCGCGATGATGTAGCCCGTGTTGCCGACGTTCCATTCCGAGACGTTCAGGATGGTGCGGATGATCCCGGCGACGGTCTTGCCGGCCCCGATGCCCGAGATGAACGCGTAGTAGCGGTCGTCGGTGCCGAGGAACCGCCGCTGCTCGCCGTACGGCTGGAGCGGACCCTGCTGGGTGTCAGTCGTCGCCATCGTCGATCACCACCAGTGGGCCACCACCGCCGCTGGTTATCTCCCGCTTCTCGGTCTTGATGAACTTGAACGAGCGTTCCAGCAGGAACCGTGCGAACTGGATGTCGATCTCGTCGCGGGGATCCAGTGCTCGCTGCACTAAGCGCTCCGCGGCGTCAGCACGCGCGCGTTTAAACCTGTCCGAAATATCGTCGTGCTTGTCAAGGTAGTCGTACAGCGTTGACCGTGACACGCCACCTTTGTTGGCGACCTGCTTATGATTGAGGAAGCTGTCCGCGGCCGCCAAGAGATCGTCGCGGGCATCGTCGAACTTGGATGGGCGGCCCATGTCCGGCGGGTCGTCAGTATCGTGATACGGACAGCTCTCGCCGGGTGTGAAGCCGCATGGCTCACCGCTCGACGTATTCGTTGAGCCACAGATATCGTCGTCAGTCATGGGTCAAGAGTGCCTCGAGACAGGTCGGACAGCGTTCGATGTCGGTCGCGGCGGCGAGGACGGCGACACGGCGGAACAGATCCCCACACTCAACGCAGAACAGCAGGTCGCCGTCGCCGCGGGGATTGGATGCGGGCATGGTTAGGGGTCGTCCGCGAGCGTCCCGCAGCAGGGGCACCGCGGCAGGGTGCCGTCGTCGCGTGCGAAGACGCGGTGGTAGCGGTCGCTCACGTGCGCGCCGCAGGTGCAGGTCGGCATGGCTCGACGGGGGTCGTTGCAGGACAGGGTAAATTGAATTGGTTGTTCGGTTTATCTCATGATGTCACTCCACGTAGTACGGGTCAATGGTGACCCCATCTAGATCCTCGCGGGTGTCCACGTCGTATGATTGCGAGGGGTCGGCGTTTTCCTCCACGGGATGCGTCCCGACGGGGACCGACGCCTTTGACATCACGCGACCGTCGGCATCAACGAGGATGTAGAACCCCGTCTCAGTTGTGTACTCCGTCATGGCGACCCCATCTTTTGCTCGTTCCAAGCGGACACAGATCCGCTTGCCGCTCGCACTTGGTAATAGTGGTCGGGCGGGACGATAGCGGTAATTGCCGAGGCAACGACTGTCGCGGTGCTCGCCTGCACAATCTCTTGGACCACGCGATTCGTCGTCTGCGTGGTGTTGATGTCGATTCTGGCGCTCGCTGTCGCGTCCGCTGTGCCGTCGGAGTTCACCTGCACCGATACTATCAAGGGGTACTCTGAGATGTTCTGGTACCACGTTAGGACAGACCGATCCCCCTTCACGTTCTGAGGTTGCTCCGAATCGAATTTGAGGTCGTCTGTATCTACCGATTCGAACGATTTGTTTGGGCCGGGCATTAGAGATCACGCTCTTGGACGGAGTAGCGCAGTGTCACGTCGTTGCCGCTGCCAGGGTCGGTATCCCAATTCACGGTGATGCTGAGATTCCACTCGCTGTTGGTATCGTCCCACTGACGGGAGAGGTCGTAGTTAAACGCGTAGTCGGCGTCGAACGCCGGGTCGGCGGCGACACCCAGCATGACATCGAACAGTTGCAGTTGGTCGCTCGCGACGCCTTGGACTGTCGTCTCAACGGCGGGTGTCGAGCCACCGCTGGCAGTGATGGTGCCTGTCGCGAGTTCCCACGGGACACGCGCGTCAAGGTCGTCCCAGTCGGCGTTTTTCTTGCGGCCCCAGCCCGTCTCGTCCTCAGCAGGCTTATAAAAGTTGTGGTGTGGTGTTTGGTTGCTCATGAGCGTCTCGTTATGCAAGTGCCTCGCGAACGCGCAGTGCCAGGCCGGCGAAGGTCTCGGTCGTGCCGTCGTTCCAAGCAACTTCGAGCTCCGCGACGTACTGCCCTGCATCTGCAAGGTCGTCGCTGGCCCAGTCGTATCGGACCAAGCCGTCTGTGGCATCCGCGATGACGGCACTCGCGTCGACGACAGGCGTCGCGCCCGGATGCTCAGCCATGCGAAACGTCACGCGACTGGCGTTCGAGAGGTCGATCACCGACCCATCGCGTTCGAGCGTCACTTCAAGCGACGGCGCGTCGTCGCCCGTCACGAAGGTCGCATCAACGTGGCTCATGGTGAGTCGACGGTAATGGTGCGCTCGCCGGTCTCGACAGTCGTGGTGGTCCGTGTCGTGTCGTCGGTTGTGCGGTCAGTATCGAGAGCGATGACGGCCGCCCGGCCGCCCCTGGGCATCGGCCCCCAGTGACCACTTCCCCATCCTCGGGACGGCATGGTCACTCCACCCCGTCTTGTGTGCGGTCGAACGGCGACACGTCGATGAGCATGCTGACGATGTCGTTCGACGGGAGCAACACAAGGATCGTGAACGTCATGAGGTTCAGACAGACCGTGTTTT